CTTTTTACATAATCCTTTGAAGCCTGCTCTGCTCTCCATGGCTCCGTTCGTTGTCTTTGTTGACTTTTTGAACACTCCGGCTACAATGAGTCCGGTTATATAGTCAACTGCCATGAATATTACAAGCATCTGTAATGCCATATCCCATCCTCCAAGTAATTGAGCTATGAAGCTTCCTATTAGTCCGAATATGCTGATTGTAAAAATTTTTAGTGTATTTAATTTTTCCATGCAATCCTCTCGTTTGTTATAGTCGTAGTTATTTTATCCCTCCCCAGGGATATGGGTTGGTTATTGGTGAAAAGACTGTGCATAAATCCGTTGTTATTCCGATATGTATAGCCGGATAGGGATTTGGCACAGCCTGTTTGGTAATTTTGCTTGTATTTAAATAAAGAAGCTTATTGGTTTACTTGTTGATTTATTTTGTTAGTATTTGTGACCTAATGTGAATTACTCATACTTTTCATTGATCAACGTCAATAACTCTCTATATTGTTCATCGTTGATCCGACTGTTCATAAGGAAGATATCACTCATATTCAGCAACTCTTCTTGGGTTTTCTTCCTGCCTGCAATTACCATTTTAATATTTTCATATGTATTCATTCTTTACATCCTCCTACACTAATCCTAATTCTAAAAGTGACAATCTATAGTCTGAATCAACTGCTAATTCAGCGTACTGATTAACAATAATTGCATTTTCACTTTTTAACATAGCAACCTCTTCTTCTGGAGTAAGATTTCTTTCTATCACTTTTTCACCTCGATAAAATATACCATCAATATACTTATCACTAATCGAAAGTGGATATTGAGTTGTATCGACTGCATAAGCATCATCTCCAAATTGAAGTTTTGCTATTTGATTAGCTACATCATAGTTATCACATACTATAATATTTTTAACTTCACACTCATTTATTAAGCTGAATATTTGATTGCACCACATAAGTTTTACTCCTTTCTATTGTTCACCCCACCTTATTATAACAATACCAGACCCTCCAGCTGCTCCCGGTCTACCCGCGATTCCATTTCCTCCGCTTGCACCTCCGCCTCCAGCAGTGTTTGGAGACCCTTGTAGTGGTGGAGTGTAAGAACCATTTGAGTAATATGTGCCACCATTCCCTCCACCTCCTGCACCTCCTGCCCTTAGTGTATTAGCGTTTCCTCCACCTCCTCCTCCAGAATAAAGAGTGTTTCCAGATTCAGCAAATGCTTTAGTTGTAGACCCTTGACCAAAATTATAGTAAAGACCACTTCCCCATCCTAATGTGCTTCCAGCACCATCACTGTACCCGTTTTGTGATTCGGTATATTCCCCTGGAGTTGAATACCATCCATTTCCTCCACCTGAACCTCCTCGTCCTCCTGTCCCGGGTCCAGACCCCGGCTCACTTGAATGTCCGCCGCCACCTGCAGCAGATAACAAAGACCCAAAAGAAGAAACTCCACCAGATACACCTTTTGAGGCATTGCTACCTCCGTTATTATACCCTCCGGCTCCTCCAGCTCCAACTACTACAGAATGAAGTTGACCCGATAAAACATTTTGAGAGAGTTTTGAAGCAGTATATCCTCCTGCTCCAGCACCTCCATAATTAAGGTCATCTCCATAAACGTATGAGTATCCTCCCCCTCCTCCGCCTCCAGCGCAGAAAATGTCAATTACATTTACTCCTGATGGAATGGTGTATGTTTGTGATGAGGTGAACACAACTTGCCCCGCGGCAACTTTTGTTACTGCTATCAATTGCTGACTTGTGTTTGTATTCCAAGCACTCTCATAATTGTGAAGGAAAGCTCTGTAGTAATACTGCGTGCTTTGAGATAACCCAGAATCGACTACAGTCCCCTCGGCATTGTTCCAAGCTACATATATCTGAGTTCCGTCTGATATTGATGTTGGGAAACTTCCTGCTTTTCTAACAAGATAAATAGCTCTTGCATCATCAGACGTAGCATTCCAAGAAACTGTAATTGAGCTTGCTGTTCTTGCCGAAAGAGACAATGTGATAGGAGTACATACCGTATACCTTGTCACCTGTTGAGAGGCATTTGTGTTGTACTCACCTGATGAGTTAACAACAAATGCCCTTACAAAGTAAGGTCTGCCACCACTAAGTCCTGTAATTGTAGCACTTGTTCCAGCTCCTAAATATGCTTGAGTACCATCTGTAGGTGAAGTTGGATAACTCCCGGCTTTGTATCGTATCATGACATTACTGTAAGCTCCCGAGGGTGCAGTCCAAGATACATTAAGTCTGTCTGGGTAAAGGTCTACCGCGCTTGCAGCTAATCCTATAACCACGTTCGGTATCGTAACTTTTGTTGTTTGAGCTCCTGTTATGGACGTGTTGTAATAAACTTTACTACCACTTGTATTCGTGGCTTTTGCGAAAGCCCTTACGTAGTAAGTTGTACCTCCTGTGAGCCCGGTTACTGTTGTAGTCAATGTGCCTTTTGCAACGTAGGTAACAACCCCGTCAGTAGGTGAGTTTGGATAACTCCCGGCTTTTACAACAATAGCAACCCCTTGATATAGCTTACTAGATGGTTGAGCCCACGAGATTGTTAAACTTCCCGGGGTATTGGTTACAGAAGCTGCCATTAACCCTGAGATCTGATCAGTATAAATTTTAACTCCACGCGGAAACTTATTAACTATCATCAAATCACCTCTATCCCCAAATTGCAACTGTGATTGGTATATCAACTGTTGGTTTTGTATCATAAGCACTGACAGTGATTGCGCCAACTCTCTGAGCAGTACAATGTAACTGTGCATCAACTCCGGCGGCGTATTGTGTGGCTGTAACGCTGGCAGCCAGGGCAACCTCGATATTATTATTTGCTGTCACGTCATCAACGCTGACCTGATTAGCATATGGAGCCGCTGATCCAGTCCACCCGGAAGCAGGAAGGGTGATTATATGAATTTTTGATTTATTCGCTTTTTGAGCCAACTGCGAACTAACCTCTCCAATTGCCTCTCCCTGTTCTTTTAAAGCCGTATCAATAAGATCCATATTCCCATTCAAAATATCGACATTATAATAGTCCTCTTGTCCTTGCTTAATTAATTTATAATTTGGCGTTTGTGTTGCCATTATGTAAGCACCTCATTTCTTAATTGATGATGAGTGTAATGCGAAAGCTCCCAATGAGTAAAGCCTCGTAAGTCAGCATTAACATTGTAAATATACTCAAATGTATAGCTCAAGTGAGCTGGCTTAATTTCTTCAATCGTTAGTATAAGATCTCTCATATTTGCAGGCACACCTACCGTTCCGACAAATTTAATTTTAAAGCTATTATTTAAATTATCCTCGGTCACCTCAACATTTCCATTACTATAAGCAGCAGCTGTATCCATAATCATCTGCTTCGTCGTTGTTCCAATACCTCTTAACTTTGCCATAATTCGCTCACGCCGGAAGGTATCTGATTTACTAACATCTACTTGCAATCCATATACCTTCTCATAACGACTTAATAACGTAGATGCTGTACTAATAAAACACTCATCAATGGTTTCATGAAAATTACTTGCCAGCTCATTGATATCTGTTGTTAATATACCCTGTAGCTCCTGCATAGTAACGTTGCTCTCGTACAAGGAAGGTAATAATTCCATTAGACTCATACCATCACACCTCCGTAAGCGTAACTGCTCCGCAAATTGGCATTTCATTCATACCAATCACAACATTTGCAGTGCCCCCATTTACCGAAAGTGAATTATAGTCCTGCACTCCTACGGTTGCTAACAGCATACTGCCAATCTTTGCGTAGCTTAAATTATAGATATCAAAAACAGTTTCCTTCAGATACTCAGCCAGACTTGCCGTAAATTCAGCTTCCACCTTCTCAAATGCACTCGTCCCATCCAGCTTCACTTTAGCTGTGATGTTGATTTCAACACCTGTTGGATGATCAACAGTTACAGTGGCTCCGATTGGTCTTACATTCTCAATATAATCTCCTACCTTTGCAGGTAAGGTTAAATCAATTGCCATATCCTCATCCACCACCAGCACCTTAACCGTGCCACTGCCATTCCAGGTTGGATATACCTTCGCATCTCCGCAGCCGGGAACCTCAAGTGCCCAATTCCGATAATCATGCTTATTCCCGCTTGTTCCGGTTGATTGAACCTGTGCATAGAATCTTGTTCTAAGATCCTCATCTGTCTCTTCTTCCTCACCGGCCGTAATAATACTTGCCAGAGTGGCAGTTATACCGGACACATTATCAATGTTCTCCAATGTTCCGGTGTAAATATTTCCTGCTTCACCTTCTTGTTCGCAGGTTGCACTGTATACGTTATTGGATAGCAACGCTGTAATTGTATAGCTGGTATCACTAATCCCCCATCTTGTTCCTATACTAACTGCGCCGGTGGTTGTAACCTGTCGAACTGCACGGGTTGCTGCTTTTCTTGTTATGCCATAGTCGGCTACAACCTTATCCAGATACTCACCAACTGCGGTGTCTCCACTGACCAGATCCACAAATGAATCTAAATAATAATAGGTCTGTGCCAAATGATAAGCGCAGGGGGCTACTGCATCATAAATTACTGATCCTTCCCGTTTATCTACATCACTATTAACCCGATCTAACATATCATTCATTATGTTTTCATAAGTCATTGCTTCCCACATCAGATACTCACCTCCTTCGTTATCGTAGTTGTCCCATAAACACATGCAACAGTAAATTCACAGGTCAATTTATCTCTGTTAAGTGAGAATTTAAAATCATCCACACTTTGAATTCGATCATCCTGCAAAAGACATTCATTAATTCGTCTCTTTAATTCTGCCTTCACATATGCCGGTTCCTTGCCTATCAAATTCTCAAGCTCAATTCCGTAAGAAAAGCTATAGATCGGATACTCATACTTTTCTGTATTAAGTACCTTATCTATAGCTTGCTGCAAGGCTTCTGCACCATCCGTGAAGCCCTGAAATCTATTCTCGGATAATCGATATGTCACTGAAGTCTCTATCTCTTCTGATATTGTCAAATCTGTTGCCATAATCGAGCTAATCATCTTCTATCACCTCCAGTATAAAAAACTGCTGGCCTCCATGATCTCGGAGCATTCTAACTCTTTTTCCATAGGAAATCTTATTTTTTAGCGTTCCTGTAATCAGGTCAAATGGAACTACAAGTTTATCACTTACTCTTACACCTCCATCTACAACGGTACCAAGTAGGAGACAGCAAAACTTCTCGTTATTTAAATAATTCTGTATAATTGTTTTTATCTCATTGATCATAGCATTACCTCTAGCTTCATTGTATGGACAGGCAGAAAGTCATGTGTAACTGATTTAACAACCATCTTATTTACAAACTTAAGATCCTTTATTTGAAAATACAAACTATTTCCGGCCCTTACTCTGCTATCTCCGATACAATCCAACGATAAGTTTTGTTTTTCACTGTTATAAAGTGAAAGCAACGCGTCTGCCTTTGCTTTTGCCTTTGATGAATTTGAATTATCAAGGATCTCAAAATATTGAAGCATTCCATATTTACGAATAGATTTTTCCTCTTTACTGCAGATGAATTCACTACCGGAATCTTCACTACCTTTAGAAAGTATCATGATCTGGTTATAAAATTCATCATCAATAGATTTTTCATATGAGTACTCATAACAAAGTGATTGATCTCCAAGAACCAGATTAATTGAAAGGTCTTCCATATCTCTCAAGGTGATTTTTCCACCTTCGTCACGAAGAACATACCACTTACTTTTATTCGTCAGGGTTTCGCTGATGCCGGAATATACGATATCCAACCAGGTTTGATTGTCAAATAATTGTGATTTGAGCACATAACCCGTGTCCATGACTACACCTTTGCTAAAATTAAAATGCATGCACATCTTATTTACCAAGGTTGTAATCGTGTCATTTTTGCTTGTTAAATAATCCTTACCTTTTGCATATCGGAGCTGATCATAAGCCGTCACACTGATCTCTTTTTTCGAATCTCTGCTCACGTTAAATACTCTTCCAACAAAAGCTATTGTTTCATATTCAAATAATACTTCGTCACCATTTTCTATGATAAGCTCATCATTAATATAAGAAAATTCCAGCTTGCTGCAGCCATCATTTAATTTATCATCAAAAGATATCTTAGTTATTAATTCACTGATTTCATATGTTTTTCCTAAAGACTTGGTATTAATAACAATATTCATGCAATTATCCTCCCGAAAGGTTTCCACCACCTGAGCTCTTTGTTTTTCCATAAGCAGTGGATCCGGTGGACTTGGGATTGTCCAGTAATGAAGCTATTCCGGCAACTCCCTCTTCATAACTGCTAGCAGTACTGGTATCTCCCTTTTTGGAGGTAGCTCGGAATGCAGCCGAATATTTTGAAAACTCATTTTTTGCTGGAATTTTTAGCTTCCACCCAACTAATATTAATGCCGGATTTTTTATCTTATCCTTATTTGCATTGAAAATATAGTTACACTTGGATCCATCACCATAATACTTTTTTGCAATTGACCATAGGCTATCTCCTTTTTGTACGACATGATAACCTGTTGCCTTTGCATTTACTGTTTCTGTAGGCGCGGCTTGCTTCTTATATACTTTTTTACCGGAGGAAGTAGTTGCCTTAGTCAGCTTAAGAATTTTTTTACCATAAGGCTTATATTCCAATAGCTTGATACTTAGTTTTTTATCGCCCTCTTCACCTGCTGTTTCAGTTACTTCTAGGTCTTCAATTAAGACCTGGTAGCTATCTACCTCATTCGTTGTATCTGTATCGCCGTTGATATCGAGTCCATAAATAAATTGGACTGGAATAAGCTCTCTACGCCATTTACGAAAGAAATATAAATAATAATCTGCACCTTTAAACTTATTTTGAGCTTCAACATAATGGTATTTGCTTTTTGGTAACTCAACCTCGAAGCTGAACTCTCTCAATTCCAGGTGAGAAGGTAATGCGATTTGTCCCAGCTTTAGTACATTATATTTTTCTATTGCTAATGCAGTTGTTACCTTGATTTCCTCCGGATTAACAGGAAGACGATAGGTGGTATTATTATGATCAAAACAAACGATATAACTACTCATTTAATACGCCCCCTCTGCTGCTACTGCGATCTGTTCCCTTAATATCTGCGCTATACGCTTGCTCACTTTTTCAACGTCTGCTGTTTCATGAACATCTCCAAAGGTAATAGATACATTTGGTGATAAGGAGGTTGTGTTGAATTTATTTATGAATTCCCGCTCTGCGAGGTTTCTGAGATATTGTGTATCTTCCTCAGCCATATTTACATCAACCGCTCCGCTTGAACCGGTAATCTCAGTTGAAAGTGGACTGTTGGAAGACCCTAGTCCGTTATTATCCAAATTAACTTTGTCACTGCCATAAATTTTTTTGTTTGGATCTTTAGATGAGTCATAAATACCTTGTAAAGTATCAAAAGCATCTGATACTATTAAGCTGCCACTACTTGCGGCATCCGAATAATCCAGGAATTCTTTAGCTTTAACTATTTCTTTATAACCGGATTCATTTTTAGTACTAATAATTTTATCATTCAAATCGTCTCTTAAATCTGTAATACCACTTGTAATATCCACTTTAAATCCAGGAATTTTATTTATAAGATCCTCAATGCCTTTAATTATTGTTCCAAAATAGCCCAATATATTTGATACCAACTCAAGAAATAGGATTTTTGTTGATGCTATTGGATTGTTGAATGCATTCCCGAAAAAATTGATAAAAGAAGCAACTATATTCCACATATATATGAACATATTATAGAATGTCGCATAAAACACGCCAATAACCCCTCCGATAAAGCTAAAAATATCTTGAAAACTTACTCCCATACTACTTAGCGCAAATATAATCAAAGTGATCGCTCCTACAATAAGTATAATTGGTAAATACATCATAAACCATGATGCGATTGACGCCGCTAACACCACTAAAAGGACTGCTCCCAAAGCAAATAATATAGATTTTATTAAGTTTCCATTATTCATAATAAAAGTTGCTAGAGAACTTGCCAATGATGCTACATATGTTAATCCTGATATTATTACGTCAATTGCACCTTGAAACGCTGCACTGTTAATCATTTCACTGAACAATTGAATTAAGGGCGCTAAAGCACCCATAACTTTATTAGTTACTTGAGTCCAAATGTCAGCAAAGGTCTTTGGCTGACTGGCAAATTGAGTGCTTATTTTATCTCCCGACATGAACATAGCATTTTTTAACACCTCAGCTGTAATCATACCTTGTTCTGCTAACTTCTGTAGCTCTGATACTGACTTTCCTGTAGCACTTGACATAGCTGCACCGATTGACGGAGCACTGCTTACAAGTGAGCTAAATTCTTCTCCGCTAATAGTGCCATCTGACATACTGGAAGATACACCCTCTAAGCTCTGATTTGATCCATCTAACTTTAACGATTTCTGCATTATACCGGCAAAGTCCACTGCTTCGTCATTAGTTTTAAAGACATCTAATGAGCCTAAATCTGCTATAGAATTTGCCATCTCTGGATAAGAAGTGCTTGAACTATTTGCAACCTCAAGTACTTTACTCTTTAGTCCCACTGCTTCTTCATCACTTCTACTTATTCTTGCTATTTTATTATTCACACTTGTATACTTATCAATATAGTCTAATCCACTTTTTATACCTGAGAAGTTAATTGATGATATGGCATTTTGAATATTTTCAAAGGATTTCTTTAGCCCATTATCTCCTGATTTCTCTTTTTTTTTCGCTTTTTTGGGTTCCTCTTCATCTCTATCGGTCTCTTCATCCTTTGCCGCATTTTTGCCTTTTGCTTTCTTCTTATCTTTAACGGTTTTTCCATCTGTATCATCTACAGCTCCGCCTAACTTTTTAAGGCTATCCGTGTAATTTAAAAAGACTTTACCCATATCCTTAGTAAATGAGTCAATTAAATATGATACATTATCAAAGGTTTTTTCTGCGCTCTTTATTGAATCACTTATATTATCGGTCTTAATAGCTGTTTTTAGTGCCGACTTACCCAGAGAAATTTGCATTAGTTTACCTATTGATGCCATTACCTTCTTTTACCTCCTTTCATTTTTGCTTTACTCGCCGCACGTTTTTCCTCCTCCGCACGCAATTGAATGCTGGCGTAAACGAATGCCTTCTCTCTATCACTCATACCATCCAGAACAGAAGGAAGAATATGCAGCTTTTGCAGAGCAAAGTGAGCCAGATTGAGTTCTGGATCACCTTGCTTTATTCGTTTTTTGCCTCTTCAATGTCCTCATTAACATCTTTATCCAGACCACTGATTTCTTGAACCGCCTGTGCAAGTTCAGCATACTCACCTACATAAAGCATCTTCTGCAGCAACGCAGACTCCCCAAGTACACCATATGCCTTCTGTAATTCAGCATTTGTTAGATCTGGATACACAACAGCGCAAGCTGTCATAGCCTGTACATACTCAGCACGGTCAAAGGTATCTGCTCCTTTTTTATCTCTTTTGGTATACTTCTTCATTAAGAATTTATTTTCTTCCTGCGTAATCGGTCTTACAATAAAAGGGACCGGTTTACCATCTTCCACAAATCTGTTGGATATAATAACTTCCTTATTCTCTACCTGAATCGGATGTAAAAATGCATTTAATGAACTCATACTATTCCTCCTATAAAAAGGGAGCCCTTCAGGCTCCCTATATATTTATTCTGTTATTTAATATAATCCGGTACTTTAAATGAGCTGTTGCTGGTAATGCTATCAAAGGTAAAATCGCTATCGTAGGTAATTGGATCATCGGATTCCTCTAAAGTTGTTACCGGTATTGTATTGAAAATCACATCGTCTAAGGTAACTTCCTGCTCACCTACTGCTGACTGCGGATCACTGTTTTTTATCATTAAAGAAATTTTTCCGCGGGTACCATCATTGATAAATTCGATAGCATTATTTAATTGCTCACTATTCATAAAATATAAGGTAGCTGAACCGGAACCGGTTGCTCCCACCACCTTATGTTGGGTCATTCTGCTACCCAGCATTCTTTTTTCCTGCACTACCAGCTCAATTTGTGCCTTGATACTGGATATCTCAAATAATTCTCTTATTTTCCCGTTAATCGTAATATATGCGGTACCTTCCTGTGCGGACAGGGTATCGGCTAATCTTGTATTTGCCATTTTCTAATCTCCTTCAATTATGCTAAATTTACAGTAATATAGATCTTTTCAACGCTGTCAACCGGTTGAACATAACAATTAATTACTACAGCATCGCTGGCGTTCCCCGCATCGACTGTAATATCCTCCGGTGTAAAATTCATTACTGCTGACAAGCTTTGTAATTCTTTAAAATAATTTACCAGATAAGATTTCAGAATTGATCTTCCATCACCGTTATTGCTGATTTTGCCAATAAAGTTTGACTCAAAAATCTCAACAATGTCATTGTTAATGTTATCGATCGTACGAATAACCCTATTCTTTCTAAACACCTCTCCCTTATCTACCGTCGCTGTGACTAAGGAGTTAATATCATAAACTGCGCTAACATTCTGCGCACTGTTCACCTTAAAAATGAATTTACCGGCAGTGATTGCTGCCTCCATCTCTGATTTTGTCAACCTAGGTGCAACATCTACCGCACCATCATAGATCCTTCCTGTATTTGACTGATTTATCTTTGCTCCGGCAGTTGCTCCGGCTACCCAGGCAGTTGCCTGCGCTGCTGTTAAGGTAGTTCCGTCAGACAATACAACACCATTGGCAACATTAACTATACTTTCCTTATCAGCAGCCTGATTTGCCAATACGATCTGAGCTTTTACACCCTCATATGTTCTTAGAGCTTCAATCCAGGTAACAAGTGTGGTTTTATTCGCTGCATATTCCGTTCCATCATAAGGGTAGCATAGGGTATTAAATTGAACTGTTTTTAATTTGCCTAAAGCAGTCTCTAATACTGTGGCGGTATGGCTTGTTCCTAAATTATAAACAATAACCGTTCTAGCTCCTTTTAACGCCTCTGAAGCTAAAAGCTTATCCGCTGCTGTAATACCGCTTGGATAATTATTTTCAGTTGCTGTTACTGTGTACATCTCACCCACAGTACCAACATTCATTTCCTGAAGTAATACCACTACGCCTCTCTCTCCCAAGCTAATGGATAACGGAGCGTTTGTTAAGAAATTAATATATGCTCCCGGTAATATTTTATTTTGACTGTTCCATGTTCCTGACATGTTAGCCCTCCTTTAAATTATTGTATTCGTAGTTTGGTGTTGCATACAAATGAGCTCTTCCTGACTCATCTCGTAATACTGGATATCGAAGGTGAAATGCAACACATTGTCTGTTATTTTAGCCGCTTTATTTTTTACATGATAAGTACCTATAGAATCAAAGGCCCTAAGTAAGGTCTCCTGCTTACTGAGTGCATCAAGCCTAACCACAGCCTGATCACTATGATAGGTAATGTCCAGAGATAGAACGCTGCTATACTTATTACTAATACGCTTACTATAGGTTTGATTTGTTACGGATATAAGAAAATATGGCTTTGCGGCAGCCTCAGGGACTACTTCATCAAATACGGCGAAGCCTACTGGATATAATCCCATAAGCTTATCTGTAATCGCTGACTTAACATCATTGATCATGTCATATTCACTCCCTTTCCCATTTTAATTACAGTTTCTGCTGGCACTCTCTTTCCCTGTACAGATTTTGTACAAATAGATCTAACAAGCATAATTCACATGTTTTATGCCAGCAGCATAAAGCACAAGGTTGAAGGACTCCCCCTTCAACCTCATACCCTTAATCCTTATTCAATTAACTATCTTTCCTTCATTAGCTTAGATACTATCCCCTTGGCAGCTGCTCACAGGTATATCAGTTTGCAGAATAAGCTTAAAACAAGTAGTTGCATCGTCCTTTTCTTTGCTAAAGCAATCCAAATCTTTAAATAGATCCTTATATTCACTCTTTAAAGCGCTTACCTGTTCTTCTATCCCAATTAAATTACCGTCTAAATCAAATGTCACTTTTGATTTATCAATTTTTGCTACTAATAGCTCCGGATATTTGGCGCTTACAAGCATAGTCTTTATTGCTTCTTCAATTCTAATTTCAATGATTTTCTCCTCATACTCCCGTTTCAAAGAATTTATCTTTTCTTCATAGTAACTACGAATTTGCTGGATATCATTCTGACTTTCCATAATCCTTTGAGCATTCTTTATCGTTTTTTCAGTTAGCTCCAGCTTCTTTTTTAAGAGATCTCTTTGATGCTTCATCTTCTGATATCTCTCTTCGATTTTTTCCTCATGGGTAATGAATATTCTGTTATTCCTCATTGCCTTAATAACTGCCGTGATCTGCTCCTCTGATAACCCTTGCTCTTCCAAAAGCTTTGTATATTCTAAACTAACGGTCATTCTGCCGTGAGGCAGCTGGGTGCCTGATGTGGAAATGCTATTTGTTTTCACACTATTCTCTCCCTTCTATATCTACGGTGTTTACGAGTGTTCCTTCTCCAGATACAGTGTCCGGCTTGTTCTTTTACGTCTGCAAGCCGGTTAAAAGACAATGGATATAAATTTATATAAATCTTAGATCATCTATTCAATGACCTGAGAATTCCCTATATGAATTCCTACTTACTTATTTATTACCTTTTTTGTAATCACTTGCCCACCCCTGATTTATCTATTGATTACTTCCCCGTGTTATTCACACAACCAATTCTTATCCAAACCATATGCAAAAAAGGAAGCTGCTACAAAAAATATTCTTGAGGATTATATATTCCTAATCCTTCGAATTTCTTTGCCGCAACTCCTTGAATTAACTCAATCTACTATTTTATTTTGATAGCTTTCCATAATACTATTATAGCAGGTTCCTTTGTGATTAGTGTGTAAGAAAGAACATATCACATTTGGCCTTAAGCGGACCATGAACAGGCCTTGCATTCGAATAACCGTTAGTGTATAAGATTAATTTTTTCATCCTGCAACTTTCTAAAATATTCTTATTCCTACCTTTCTTGGTACTACTTTTAATATTTTTATTATTATTGTGAAAAAAGGAAGTTGCTACAAAACGATTAACGCCAGAAAAGCACTTTTTAATACCTGGCATTCATTTTGTTACAACTCCCTCAGTATTTCTTTATGATTACCAACTTATTTTGATAATCTTCCATAATACTATTATAGCATGTCCCTTTGTGATATGTGTGTAGGAATGAATTATAGTAATATTTTATATCCTAATATAATGTAATCCACATAATCTGCCTTTACTTGCTCCCGGTATGGACTAAGCCTAAATACTTCGTTATTCTTCTTGATACACCACTTCGATCCATATGTAGCTTATCCCCGATCTCTTCTTGGGATAAGCCATCAATATACCGAAAGACAAAGATTTGCCTAACCTCGCTATCCGGAATTGTATAGATATAATCGTGGATCTCTTGCTCCATCTTGAGCAGCTCCTCTATCATATCGCTACGTTTCTTTTGCAATTGGGAAATAAGCTTTTTTCTCTTATTATTTGCTTCCGTATCTACCCCTGACACATAGTAATACTTCTCTATATATGGAAAATGTTTTGATGAACCTCTCACCCGGTCAGATACCATTGGTGTGCCCATATCCTCAAATTTTTTAATTCTCATACTAAGATCCTCTATTTCCTTTTGGATAGCCCTATATTGGCTTAAATTATTTTCTGTCATATTACAACACCCTTTCTTATTCTTGTCATTTCATGATCTTGTCATTTTTTGTTCTTTTCATTTTTTGTTCTTTTCTTATACTGATTATTATTTTCTAGAATTGCTTTTCTTTTCTAGAATTGCTTCTCTTTTCTTGAATGGCTTCTCTTTTCTAAAATGGCTTTTCTTTTCTAAAATGACTCTTCTTTTTCAAATTACTTTTTCATATATTGTTTTATTTTAGTTAATGTAATATTAATCCGATTCGTTTTCTTCCTCTCTGTTACTTTATTTGATTTATTCCAAAGAACATATCCCTCTTTATACATAAATCAAACAACCTACTCTCTTCTAGCTACTTTCTGATTTACCCTCTCCATTTTAACTCTCTTTTAGATAGCAATAGTCGCAAAAAAATATTCAACTTTTTCCGCTACCTTATTTTCTCCTCCTCCCATTCACTCCAATAATATTATTCATGTTTTCTGTTTCAGTCTTCCTCAAGCTCAATGTTTAATTATTTCCTATTATATTCACTTATTTTAAGCTTATCCACTTTTTCAGAACATATGTTCTTATGTAATTATATTCCTATTATACTCCTATTAGCTTATATGTCAAGCCAAAAGTTAAATTTTATTATTTATAAATCTAATTTTACTCTCTTTCAGCTTGTAAAACATCTGATAACATGCTATAATCCTAATGAAAGGCAGGTATTGTTATGTCAGAAGACGAAATAAGAAAAATCTTTTCTAAAAATTTAACCCATCTATTAGAAGAAAGAAATAAAACGCAGAAAGACCTAGTTGATTTTATTAATGTTAGTTCATCAACTGTATCAAATTGGTGCACCGGTCAAAAATTACCCCGCATGGATAAGGTTCAACAAATCGCTACCTGGTTAGGGGTTCAGAATTCCGATTTACTAGAGAATAAGAAACCAGAGGCTTTACCTACCTACGATGATATGATTAAGATATACACTCGAGGCAAAAACACATTAACGCCGCAGGAAAAAATGAAACTGGCTAAGATTATATTATCTGATGATGAGGAATAGGATATGGATTATGACAAAATCAAATACACCACCGTTTTAATCTATGAACAATGTAAGATAGCAGAACTCCCCTTTGACTGCTTTCATCTGCTAGAGCAGAAAGGCTTTACCTGTAAAAAATACTCACAGCTATCTGAAAGTAAATACCAAGCTTGCATGGAACTCAGCCCAGATTCCTGTACGATTGGCAACACGATATACTATAATGATAAGAAATCCCCACGCAGAATTCGCTTTTCCCTCATGCACGAGCTGGGCCATATTGAATTAAACACAGACAATGAGACAGAAGCGAATTTATTTTCCAGTAACATCTTGTGCCCCTCCATTGCCTTGCATTTCTCTAAGCTTACCAACATACGTGAGATTGCGAATTTGTTTAACATATCTTTAGAGTGTGCCAAATATGCAAAGGAGTTTTACGAAAAATGGCTTTATAGTGTTAAGACCTACGGCATGACTGACATTGATCGAAAGGTATACCAGCACTTTTATAATCAGGATATTCGTCACTTTGTATTTAAAGAAACTCAATGCATTTATTGCGATACCATCATATATAACTCCAATAAACCCATATGTAATAAATGTGATAAGCCCGTATTAAATGAGAAGAACATTTACGATACACAAGCTACTGACTTATTTGTGGCTGAGAATCAATGGCTTTATGGAGGACTTTAATACATTCCTACCCCGGCTACACCTTTCGATGACCGGGGTATTCTTTCATTCCTTAGTATTAAATAACTTCTGCTCCGCCTGCCTACGCTTTGTTAATCCCGAAATTACCACCAGGTCTCCGCTACCGTCTACATCACCCTTGTTCCATTTCAGGAACTCTGCAGATGCGCCAATATAATCTTTCTTATTCAGCTTTTTAAGCAGTGTCGATTTTTTGAGATTTCCTGGTCCTACATTAAAGCAAAAGGACATTAGCGCGTCAAATTGATTCTGTGTCACCGGTACCTGTACATACTGATTAACATACGTCTCAAACTTCTTCAGGTCAGTATTTAATATCTTAATGGCATGGGAATAAGTAATTTTCATCCCTTCCTTAACCTTTTTTCCTAGAACCGTACCTGTGTGGCCAATTCCAATTGTCCACACTCCGGCAGGACATTTGTATGCTTCCAATTCACACCCTTCATATTTTTCTATCAATTTAATTCCTTTTGTTCCTACTTTCATTACGCTTCCTCCTTCTATCTTTTCAAGCTGATAACTGAATAACTAAGGATAAGACATCCCTATTTACATCTCTTCTCAAGGGAGGGTAGTGCTTTATAAACACACATAAGCAAGCTTTTATGCACCCCAACCACCTTTCGCCGGAATGCCTATCACAAGTAAAGTAAATACTCTAACCTGTACCTGTATCTGTACTACACGTCTCATAGCCAGAATGATAGTGTTAAGAATTACTCCTTATTCACAAACATTTGGTAGAGATACTATTAATATATTCATTTTCGTATATTTTGCTTTATTTTTGTCGAATAATGGGGTAATAAAGGATTTTACTTCCATTTATAATAGCTTACAATAATAGAAGAATATAAAACTTTTCTATTTTGGAGATAATTAAATTAGATGTAGCTTAAAGCTATAGATATTACATAAAACAATATTATTAACCTTTATTTGCGTAAATTTGACACGGTACCACATATATTATCATATAATAATTATGTAAATATATTAGTAAAGGAGAATGTACTATGTGTGGTATCTGTGGTCGTTGTGGTCGTAGTCGTAATAGATGTCGCTGTCGTCGTAGACGCAGATGTGGTATCTGTTAAGTCTTCCCAAATACATTTAATAAAAATAGCTGCCTCAGCCTTATTTTATATAAGTGATGCAGCTATTCATTTTGTATCTGCAATTTTCTGGATTTCATGTTTGTAA